TTACTTATAACTTCCTGAGGAATAAAGTTTCTCCTCTACAAAACGATTAACTTCTGGGAATATATGGGGGTTGACGACTCGTGCAGCTTGTATTCTACCTTTAAGTCTTCTTAGTTCTTTTGGTATCGTAACTTTCTTTTGTCGATCCATTTCAATTTGCGACATAGCCCCGTCATATATTTTTTTTCGCAAAGTATTACTAACAAGTAATTTATGGTCGCTTGATATGGTTACACCAGTAATTAACTTAAATTTATTTTTTGAATAATACTTTACTTTGCTATATTTCGGCCTATGCCCATATTTTCTAAGTATCTTATCAATATCATTGCGAAGGCTATCTGGATTAAAAGGACTGCTGCTAGAAAATGTCATGTCATCGACGTACAATGAAAATTTACAACCGTGCATCTCTGCAACTTTATGTATGGAATGAAACATTTTTTGATATGCATAATATGCAATAATTTGACTAGTAGGACAACCTGTAGGTACCTTTCCTTCATATGTTACTAAATCAGTTAGTATTGCCGCAGTATCCTTTGACATTTCCAGATTATCATTGAAAAAGCGATAAACGTATTCACGCTTACAATTATCATAAAATTTCCTAATGTCCATAGTCAGGAAATAATTTGAATTTATATGGTATCTACCGTTGTCAATGTAGCTTTTTCCTCGTTCTCCAGAAATCAACCACTCTGGTCGTTTAACATAAGAAAATAATTTCAATATTCTCTTTTGGATTCTTTTTAACTCTTCATTTGGTGCTGTTATCACTCTCTTATCACCATCTTTTTTTGCTTGAGTAAAGGAGTGATAACAGATTTTTTTCTTGATATTTTTAAATTCTTCTTCGTTAAGCATAAGCAAGTTCATCAATCTTCGCTTACTTCTACACTTATAGAACGAGCACTGTGTGATATCATACCTTTTTTTCATCAAGGTGTTCATCTAAGCCTTCTTCACCCTTTGACATCAAATTAATTAAGCGAAGCATTGTCTTCTTGATGAATTCCTGACTTTTGTTAAGTTGAGATGCTTCTTCAAAACTTTCAGCTAACATAATTAAAGAAGATAACTTAATTCCATATATCTCAGAATAACACTTTAATAATTCTAATGAGGGTTGCTTTTTATTATTTTCAATCTCGGATAGGTAACTGTTTGATATTCCTAATAATGAACTCATCTCAGATGCCTTATATCCATAAATTAACCGAGTCCTCTTTAACACATCACCTATCATGAGACTCATCTTCCTTTCAAAGACCTTTAAAAGAGAAATTAGGTAGGCTCCCCATATTCGGCACCCATTACTTCTTAAAAAACTCGTAAATAACTTGACCAATTCTCAAAACTAACAGTAGAAATTCTAAAAACTTGAATGATAGCTTGAAGATGTTTCGCTTGAGTATTGATCTCTTACTTTTACGAGTTCGACTTCTGGGTGCCAATGAGGCGTCATGCATGGACAACGATTTTTTCTGCATATGCAGTCTCCTTCCAGAACTAAGTAGATTTTTGATCTTAGTTCTCTCCCAAGAAGAAGATGGTGCATGCAGGACACCTACCTAATTCATTTCGCCGCGCGCATCTCCCAGCGCGCGGCTCGCCGCATGGTGGCGGTCAACCACATGTCGGCTTTTAAGAGTTAGAATACCAGTAAAGGTACTCCGCGAGTGTTGTTACACTCCAATTTAGGGGAGATGACCTGTTGAAACTTCAGTCTATGAAACTTTCAACTTATCGTTGCAAATAGAAGATATCATAATCCCTCTCATTTTGTAAACATTTTTTTCGCTTATAGCGAATTTTTTTTAGGATGCCATTTCCCTCTTGTACCGTAGTGTGCTGTGAAATATGGACATACAACAAGCTTGCAGAGTTGTTGATTTACTCCCGATACCTACCGTTACCCACATCTATCCTTGATTTATTACTTCATTTGAATTGAGGGGGGGTTGACTCCATGGTTTGTTTTTTATGGAGGGTTTGTTAAGAAGTATTTCAAGAAGCTACTACGATTGTAAGGGAAAGATCTACCCAGATGATGAAAGTCGAACCGGGCTTAAACTAGGAATGCACTACATAATCTGCAGTTTTACAGAAAAAAAACACCCATTAACCGAAGTCAAATGTCAAAGTAGCAATGCAGGACCTCTTCTGATTGGAGGGCAGCGGGGATGCAACTGGGGGCTAGTGTTTAATTGGTCAATCGACTAAAATGTTGCGGCTGCGATATCCCGGCGTACAGGCACTTCTGGGCTTATGCCCACATACAATGAAGAACGGCTTCTTCGTTGCCGGAACCGGAACAGTTCCCGGCAAATTCTTCATGGGGGTGGGTGGCACGATGCCCGGATTGTTTGCCGCTATTGCTTTATTCATCAAGCAGCTGTCGTTGCTCGTTTCGTATGTGAAGAACAACGCTTTTCCGCAGCCGCTTTCCGAAGAAGAGGAATTGAAGCATCTGCAGCTGATGGCGGAGGGCAACCAGTACTCGCGCAATCTGCTCATCGAGCACAACTTGCGGCTCGTCGCGCATATTGTCAAGAAGTTCGACAATACCGGCGAAGACCTGGAGGACCTGATCTCCATCGGAACGATCGGCCTGATCAAAGCGATCGAAAGCTTCCAGTCCGGCAAAGGGACGAAGCTGGCGACATTCGCCGCCCGCTGCATCGAAAATGAAATTTTGATGCATTTGCGTTCGCTTAAGAAAACGCGCAAGGACGTCTCGCTTCACGATCCGATTGGCACCGATAAAGAAGGAAACGAGTTAACACATAAATCATAGACATATAATAAAAACCCGCATCAGATGCGGGGAAACAGTTCGAGTGTGAAGTCGTCGCCGCGTTGGTATTTTCCCTTTTCATACGTTACATGGTTGAGAACAGATTTGAGTAGCGCATTTCTTTTGACCGGATCCTTGGTTTTGAAATATGATTTAACCACGTTCTCAACCAAGGGGATGACGTTGTGTCTGGCTTTCAGTCTTTGTTCTTCCTCCTCCAGTTGCTTCCTTGCCAGAGTGATTGCTTCTTGGGTGTCCTGGATACGCTGTGCTAATGTCTGCGACCGCTCCAGGAACACCTCCTCGCTGTAAATGCCCCTTTCCAGAAAGTCAAAAAGACGGCCTTTTTGAAACTCCAATTCGCTCAATTCCCGTTCTAATGTAACCAGAGCGCCTCGTTTAAACTCAATCGCTTGTGAGGGTTCTTCTTTTTTTCGTTTTCCCCACTGAACTTTATACGCGGAAAGCCATTGTTCCAAACTTTCCACTACGCGATGTTCGACCAATTCGTACTGTGTGCTGCGGGTAGTGCAGCCTGGCGTGTTGCAGCGTAGATGCGGCATCTGATGCGTATATGGGCGATATACCATGGTCTTTCCGCATTTAGCGCACTTGACGATTCCGGCCAGCGCCGTGGTGATCCGAGGTTGGCCATTTTCGTCCAATTGATAGGGTGCATGGTAACGTCCTTGCAACCGTTCTTGTGCAGCCTGGAAAGTTCTTTCGTCGATCAGTGGCTCATGCTTACCGGGTACATCGATCCATTCGGATGGGTCGCGCATCCGTGTATCACGCCTTTTCCCTGGTGTTCGGCTTTTTTTCTGCTCTTTCTTTTTCCACTGAATGCGGCCTACGTAAACAGCATTTTTCAGGATTGTAAGGACTGTAGGCGGCGTCCATTGCCTGCCGGTATAAGAAGGGATCTTCATCTCATTCAGCTTCGTTGCAATCTTGCTCGATCCCATTTGCTCCTTCGTATCGGGGTGAGTATACCATCGGAAGATTTGTCTGACGACCTCCGCCTGTTCCGGGTGCGGTTTCAAGGTCCTTCCGTCCGGAAGTTCCATGATTTCATATCCGTATGGCGGCCGAGTAGCGATATAGTTTCCGGCCTCAACGGACATCACTCGTCCGCGCTGCAGCCGACGGGTGATGATTTTGAGTTCTTTCCGCGCCATAAATGCTTCGAACTCGCTATATTCCTCGTCAAACTCATCGTTGAGATCATATATTTTCCGTGGTGTGATGATCTTCACGCCCAGGCGTCGGAATGTGCCCAGGATCAATCCTTGCTCTTGCATGTCGCCGCGGCCTAAACGGTCCATATCAACGACGAGAACGCCTTTTGGGCGGCGTTCTTCCATGAGTGCCATCATGCGCAGCATTTCCGGCCGGTGATATATGCTTTCCCCGGAAACGATCTCTCGGAATGGTTCTTCTGTAATGAGGATGGCGAGATCTTTGGCCAACTTATAGAGCAGTCGTTCGTGCTTTTTCAACGTCTCGCCTTCACCACGCGCCTCAGCCTCAATGTCGGCGCGCGACTTGCGGAGGTACATCCAGTATTCGCCTTGATCAAGCTGAACACGTCTGAGCATTCAATCACCTTCCGAAAAGAAAAGCCCAGAGGGGCTATTCACTAACATGTTGTTCTTCCAAATCCAATTTAAAAAATATATATTCAGCTCCTCCAAAATCAAAAATGTTGTCACGTGCCCCTAAAATGAAGTTTTTCGCATCCTTTGGGGCCTCAAAAGCCAGTAAACCAGTTTTGCTCAACCCAGGATTTATTTCCTCGAAAGAGAGCGACTTGTCGTCAAAGGATAGAATACCTAAATTGTCCGCAGAGTACTGCCGATCTTGGTCATCGATCAGTACAAACAAATTGCTGCTAACTGTCGCCGGTTCTTTGCTAATATTTGTTGCCTGGACAGTTAAAATGACATATTTGTTTTCTGTCACCTTGTTACCATATTCTTGTGTTTCTATTGCCTTTTCCACTGAAAAAGAAAAGCTCCCTATTTTTCCGCTCGCACCTTGTTCATATAAATTTGGGGTTGAGTCTTGTTGGCTCGATTGGGACCTTTGAGTTGAAATATTATCGTAACTTGAACAGCCTGTAATAATTGCAATAAGAATAGTTAATGTCAAAAGTCTTTTCATACCATTTCCTCAATTGCTATTTCTCCCGATCGGCTCGGGGACTTGCTAAGAAGCTCCAGTTTAAAAACAGAAATACGATCGCTCGTCATGCCAGAATTTTCGCAACCAACTTCCATCCAACCGTTTCAACTCCACAACCTCTTCTGGCACACCATATGCTGCGGCAGCTTCATAGATGGTTTGGTATTCCCTAACAACTTCGTCAGGAAGAAGCAATTCCACTGCAAATTCATTTGCTTCCCGTTCAAGCCGGTTCACAGAAAAAAGTGTACTCGATTTCAAAAAAGGCGTGTTGACTCGAGGGTGCAGCACAGCATGCCCAAGTTCGTGTGCGCAAACAAATCTCCGCATAGGCTCATCGAGATAATTGTTTATGTGGATAAATTTGGCACGTTTGTACGATGAAAAAAAACCGAGCGTTTCGCCCAGGTAATTGAAAAGAATCGTGATGTTTTTCAAAGCTGCGATCTCGAAGGGGTCATTGGTTTTGTGTCTATTTATCAATTTGTTGACAATGGATTTAATGTGGCTCATTAAAACCTTGCCCCCTTGCTGCCATGACTTGAGGATAAGAAAATTACTTGATTCGTCTTAATTCAGCGATGTCTGCTTCATGAGCGATGGATCGGAAAGAGAGTCGCTCCAATATTTTTTGCTGTTCCTGCTGAATCCGGATCATGTACTGTTGGTCGTCTTTCAGAGAAGTTACATCATTTGTTCGCTCATTACTCCTCACCCTTCCTATACTTCTTCGGAGTAAACTTCTTCTTCGCCATTTCCTTCGCCAGCCGCATGGAATGTTCCAACGAAAGGCGAATCAGTTCGCGCGTTTCCTCGTCCATCGGCTCGCCGTAGAACGCCATCGCGTCGTTTGATTCCAGATCGCTCATCATGCGCTCCAGATCGCGGGCGATGTCCCGTTCGTCCTTCTTGGTAAGGGCGTAATATGGTTCTTCCATAACAACGGGAACCTTGGCTCTTCGACCTTTTGCCAAGTCCTCCGCCGTAACAGCATAAGGTTCTGGATTATCGGTGCGCCCGAGAAGGTAGTCTGTTGGCACGTTAAAGAAATTCGCGATCTTATCGACAGTTTCAAAATTCGGTTCTCTTTCTCCACGTTCATACATGCCAATGGCACTTTCACTTACATTAAGTATTTTGGATAACTCTTTTTGGGTTATTTTTTTATTTTCGCGAAGTTTCCTTAAGCGTTGACCAAAATTCATTTTCATCACCTAAATTAAATTATAACACGTAACGTGTTATTCGTAAGCATTAAACACAAAATGTGTTGACAGCACGAAATGTGCTGTGATATATTTTAATCAACAGCACGAATTGTGCGGAGAAAGGGGTGAGCATATGAAAGAAATTATAGCTGGTCGTTTGACGAAATTACGAGGGGATACACCTAGGGAAGAAGTGGCCAGAGCGTTAAACGTTAGCGTAAGTGCTTTGCAAATGTATGAGAATGGCCAGCGTGTACCTCGTGATGAAATTAAGTTAAGAATTGCTTCTTACTATAACAAAACGGTTCAGGAAATTTTTTTTGATGACATACCGCACGAAACGTGTGGTGATGAAGAACCCACCACCCGCGAGGTTGGATGAGGGGAGGGAAAAGCATTGAACGTCGTGGCCGAACGGTTTATTGAGTTGGCAGTGATCCAATATTATCGGCCACTGACAATGAAAGAACTATCCGAATTCGTTGAGTCCTACCGGTATTTAATTAACCGTCAGTGGCGAATTGCGAAATTGAGAAATATGTCCTTGATTGCCTATGAAATCGGCGACACCGACTGGCATCACGAAATTTGCTCCAGGATAGAAAAGCTGGAGGGGATGTGAGATATGAGGGCCGTCCAAAGAAACTCTCCGCATACCCATAGTTTGAGGGGGGATGCCGGGATGATCGTAGCGGAATATCGGTTTGGGAACACGATATGCAAGATCAATGACGCTTGCATAGCAACAACGCCGGAGGAGCGAGAACTGATCGATGAGCAGATCGCAACGGCAGCATATGCCTGCTTAGAAGATGGGGGCGAAAGTGAGGTGGATATATGAAGGATCATGTCAAGCGCGTCCAATTTTATACGCGCATGGCCGCTCGATACAGCGCTGATCACCGCCCGCGACATGAGCGAAACCGGTATAGATTTGCTCGGCTGATGCGCTACAAAGCAGCGCTGAATGCGAGATTGGAAAATGCGAGGAAAGTTTCCGCCGACCCGGATCCGGGGCCGGCGAGGTGAGGGGGTGGTGTAGGGGGTACAACATCATAGTATCGTATCACTTTGTCCAAAAAAATCCCGAAACTTGGACAAGGAGGTGAGAAAAACAATGTCATTTGGACAAGCCTTGCACGAGGTGATGGAACGACACGGGGACACGCAAATGGAGCTGTCCGCAGTCGCCCATGTTAGCAATTCAACGATATCCAAGTACGTCCGAGGAACGCGCCGGCCGCCCGAGGACGTGATGCGCTCGGTTGCGACGCACTATGACGAGGCCGAATTGTACATAGCCGCAGCGAACGAGGCGACAGGCGAGGCTTGGGTGCCGTGGATGAACAACGCAGACTTGCATCGGGCCACCACGCATCTGAAAACTCTTGAAGAGATCGAAGAAGCTGTGCAGGCCATGCGGTCGGCCCCGATCACAAAGCGTGGAGATCAAATCACTCAGCAAGAACGGGAATTGGTCCGGCGGGCGATCATGGAATGCATCGAAGCCATTACGGCACTTACACATCATGTTGCGATTCTTTGCAAGGAATATACGTTTTCGTGGTTTGGGCTCTGGAAGGAACATCGGCAGAAGTTGAGGGCGCACAAATATTTGAAATAGGAGGGAATGCGATTGAATCGAGAGACACTTGTACGTGAAGCGGAAATGGCAGCACGGAATGCGAAGCACAATCTGCGCTGGATCCGGAGAAACCCGGAAAAGATCGATCCGACGAAGCGAGCGGATATGGAAGCGTATCTGCGCGCGATGATCCGATTCGCACGAGAAGAAAAGAAAAATGCCCGGCGGGCAGGCCGGACATCGTTGAGAACCCATCTAAAGGAACTCATTACCATCATTATAACACAGAACAGGCGTTCGGTGAAGAGCAATGATTGAGGTTGACAAAATTGAATCCTTCATCGGACGGCCGCTGAACGTGTCGGAGCGCCGGTTTGTCGAATGGATTTCCGGATGGGATAAATCGACGCAAGCCAACTTTGTGGCATTGGTCATGGAAGCCTGGAAAAGAAGTACAGCGAATGACAGGGCACTTTGCCCTCGTCTTACGGGATCCAAGTTCCCCCTCTTGGGTCTCGCAAGATGCGGGCAAACGCATCCAAGGTGGTGGCGGAATAGGGAACGCAGCGCCTTCAAGACGAGGCGAAATACGGGTGAGAATCCCGGGCGCTTATAAGAGTTTGAATGGCATGACCATTCTGTAAAATCAACCTACCCGGCTTTGCGGTGAAGTCTGTCCGAAACGTGGCGACAATAAACTACGATGCAAACCGAAGCAAGGTGCAAATCCTTGCCCACCTTGAAATTACGTAGAAAGGTAGGTGAGTCAATGGGCGACATAGCCGACATGATGCTGGATGGCACACTTTGTGAACGTTGTGGCAGTTACATCGAAGAAGGTGAACCGGAAGGCGTTCCTAGACTCTGTGAAGACTGCGAAAACGAAAAATGACCCGCGGCAACGGGTCACTGATCTTTGAAAAACCAATCTTTGCCCTCATTTTATCACATGGCACTGAGGGCGACAAGGAGGAACAAGGCTTGTCGACAACGGTCACGATGGATTTTACCGGGGAATTGTTGCATGTGAAAGTTGCACCGCGGCAACCGTATTCCCCGCCGGCGCTCAAGATTGCAAGCCGTTATGGCGACGTGGAACTTTTGCTGGAAGAGGAGCAGCTCGCGGAGATCGGTTACGCCATCCAGCAGTATTTGGAGGCGATCCGGTACCACGAAACGCCGGATCAGCAGTTGATTCTAAACCATGAGTATGAGGAGGAGGCTGCAAATGAAGCGCATTGATTTGATTCGGCTCGCAACCCGCAATTTCAAGGGCATCCGGGAGTTCGTCCTAGACGCCCAAGGGGCCAACACCAACATCTTCGGCGACAATGCCGCGGGCAAGACCACGTTGTTCGACGGATGGCTGTGGCTGCTTTTCGGGAAAGACAGCCAAAACAAGGCGGACTTCGAGATCAAAACGTTGGACAAGCATGGCAGGCCTATCCACAACCTGGAGCATGAAGTCGAGGCCGTCCTTTTGATCGACGGCCGCCGGACGACCTTGCGCCGGGTGTTCAAGGAAAAGTGGACAAAGAAGCGCGGCAGCGTGACGGCCGAGTTCAGCGGGCACACGACCGATTACTTCGTCGACGGGGTGCCCTGCAAGGAGTCGGAGTACAAGGCGGCCGTCGCCGAGATCGTCGACGAGGGCGTTTTCCGTCTCCTGACGTCGCCGACCTTCTTCAACGAGCAGCTGAAATGGCAGGACCGCCGCAAAATCCTGCTGGATGTGTCCGGCGACATTTCCGATGCCGATGTGATTGCTTCGAGGCCGGAACTGGCTGAACTGTCGGCAATCCTGAATGGCCGGACGATCGAACAGCACAGAAAGGTCGTCATGGCCCGCCGTAAGGAGATCAACGACGAGCTGGAGCGCATTCCGGTTCGGATCGACGAGGCCGAGCGGTCGAAGCCGGACGTGTCTGGACTGAATGAGGACGAACTGCAAACTAAGATCGATGCCCTGCGGGCTCAGATCGAGGCCAAACAGGCGGAACTTCAGAGAATCCAGTCCGGAGGAGAAATCGCCGAGAAGGAAAAGCGGATGCGCGAGATCGAGGCCGAACTGCTGGCGCTGAAAAACGAGCTGCAGGCGGGGACGCTGGACCGCATCGCCGCAGCCCGCCGGGAGGAAAGCAGGCTAAAGGTTGAGATCGAGGACCTCCAGCGTCAGATTGAAGCTCTGGAGCGCCGTATCAACCAAAACGCCATGGCAATCCAGCTGAAGGAATCCGAACGCGAGAAGTTGCGGCAAAAGTGGTACGAGGTCGACGGCCGTAAGTTTGTGGCGCCTGAACAGCCCGAAACTTGCGTCGCCTGCGGTCAAACGTTGCCGGCAGAACGGATTGCGGAGGCCCGCAGGAAAGCCGAGGAAGCGTTCAACCTTGAGAAGGCGCGCGAGCTCGAGGGAATCACCCGGACCGGGAAGACCATGGCTGAAGAGATAGAGGGGCTGAAGCGGCAGAACGAAGCTGACGTGGCGAAGATCGAAAGCCTGCGGGCGGAGCAGCAGCAAAAGCAGGACGCCCACGCCGCTGCCGCCGTGCACCTGGCCGAACTGGAGTCTAGCATGACGGACGTGACCGGTGATACGCGTTATGTCGCCAAACAGCAAGAACTGGAGCAAGTCAAATCCGAAATTCTCTCTCTCCGCTCGTCAACACTGAGCGCGGTAGATGCCGTGAGGATGGACATCGCCAAACTGCGGACGGAGTTGGAGCTGCTCGAATCCAAACGGGCGCGGTTTGATCAGGTGCGCCGTATCGATGAGCGCATTTCGGAGCTCGAACGGCATGAAAAGTCACTTGCCGAAGAATTCGAACGGCTGGAGCACGAATTGTTCCTGCTCGACGAGTTTACCCGCGCCAAGGTCGAACTGCTGGAATCACGCATCAACAGCAAGTTTCGCGTCGCCCGGTTCAAACTGTTTAACCAACAGGTGAACGGCGGTCTGGAGGAAACCTGCGAAACGATGGTGGACGGCGTGCCATATGGCAGCCTGAACAACGCCGCCCGCCACAACGTAGGGCTGGACATCATCACAACGCTGTCCGAACACTACGGCATCGCGGCGCCGATCTTTTTGGACAACGCGGAGAGCATCACCCGGCCGCTGGAGACGCCAGGGCAGCAGATCAGGTTGATCGTATCCGCTGGCGACAAGACGCTACGGGTGGAGACCACAACCGAAATCAAGGAGGCTGTGTAAACCATGAGCAATCAATTGGCACTGATCAAACGCGACACCGTGGACGTGGTGGCCGAGAAGGTCCGGGAATTCCAAAGCCGCGGGGAAATCCACTTCCCCGCCAACTACAGCCCGGAAAACGCTATGAAAGCGGCGTGGCTCATCTTGCAAAGCACCGCCGATCGTAATGGGAAACCGGCGTTGGAAGTATGTACCCGGGACAGCATCGCAAATGCGCTGCTGGACATGGTGGTTCAGGGGCTGAACCCGGCTAAGAAACAGGGGTATTTCATTGTCTACGGTAGGCAGTTGGTATTCCAGCGCTCGTACTTCGGGACGATGGCCGTCACCAAGCGCGTAACCGGCGCAAAGGACATCTTCGCCCAGGTTGTCTACGAGGGCGATGAATTCGAATTCGAAATCAACCTCGGCAAAAAGCGTGTACTGAAGCATGTGCAAACCCTGAAAAGCCTTTCCAGCGGAAAGATCGTGGCTGCTTACTGCACAATCATCTTCCCCGATGACCGCGAATACACGGACATCATGACGATGGAAGAAATTCGCCAGTCATGGAAAAAGTCGCGGCAAAACCCGGAAAAGGAAGGCAGCACGCATCAGGAGTTCCCGCAGGAGATGGCGAAGCGCACCGTCATCAATCGGACATGCAAAGGCTATCTCAATTCCAGCGATGACGGAAGCCTTCTGATGTACCATTTCCGTCGGCAGGATGAACTGATCGCGGAGTCCGAGGTCGAAGCTGAAATCGCGGAAAACGCCAACCGCGAGCCGATCGACGTCGAAGCGTATCTGGTGACTGGCCAGGAAGATGTGTCCGTCCAACATCAGCCGGCAGATGACCAGGTCAGCGATCCTCTCGACGACGGACAGGGGGTTCTGGACTTCGAGGAGCCTGCGGCCGCTGGCGCCGGACCGGGCTTCTGATGATCCAGTTCCGTTCTTTCGGGAGTTCATCCGCCGGCAACTGCTACCATGTGACGGACGGACGCACAGAACTGCTTATCGAGGCTGGTCTCCGCTTCATGGACATACGCAAGGCGCTGGACTTCCGCGTCTCTCGCCTTGCGGGCGTCCTGATCAGTCACGAACACATTGATCATTCCCGGGCGGCCGCAGACCTCGCAAAAGCCGGCATTGACATCTACGCCAGCGCCGGCACTATTGCCGCCCGGGGACTGTCTGGGCACCGGATCAAGGTCATTGAGTCCAAGAAGCAGTTTACCGTCGGTACATGGACGATCATGCCGTTCGACGTGGAGCACGACGCCGAGCAACCGCTCGGATTCCTGCTGGCGAACCAAGCCGGCGAAAAGCTGGTGTTCATTACGGATTCGTATTACTGCCGGTACACATTTTCGGGGCTCACACATGTCTGCATCGAATGCAATTACTCGCTGCGGATCTTGGACGAAAACATCGCCGCCGGCCGCGTTCACCCGGCGATGCGGCCGCGGCTGTTACGATCGCATTTCAGCCTTGAAAACGTCCTGGACTTTCTTCGGGCAAATGACCTGTCAAAAGTGCAGGAGATCCATCTGCTGCATCTTTCGGATAGCAACAGCGATGAGGAGTTGTTCAAGCGACGGGTGCAGGAAGTGAGCGGGAAACCGGTATATGTGGCGGGGAGGTAGAGGCGATGGAAAAACCGCTTTACACAGCGTTGAAAGATGTATTTGATTCCGGGGTTCTTTATCCCGGACGGGCTGTCCGGCTCAGCGGTTTCGAGGAGACGGGAGAACCGCGCGCAGGGGTATTCCTGGTTAATAAATGTGATTATGAGCGATTGATGCTTGTTGACCATCGCGGAAACATGACTGTCGTTTATATCGATGATGTATTACAGGAAGATCCCTACGCCAGAACAACGATTACGCTACTGGAGGGCTGATCATGCAGGGGAAACGGCCGACGTTGAAGCAGAAGAAGACATTGAAGGCGCTCAATCTGAACCCGGATAACTGGCTGATTGCTAAGGCGCCGCCAGGGGAATTGCATCTGATTCATCGTTATACCGGGGCGAAGAGGATTATTCCGGCATGATCATGAGAAAGGAGAGGATCGAAAGTGGCGTGGATTGAGAGTCATCAGGAACTTGCAAGACACCCTAAAACAAAAAGATTTGCCCGATTGATCGGTGTATCTCTTCCCGCCGCAGTCGGTCATCTCCATTTTTTCTGGTGGTGGGCAATGGACTATGCGCAGGACGGTGATCTTTCTCGTTACGATGAGTACGACATCGCAGATGCCTGCGGATGGGACGGCGATGAAAAACAGATCGTGAACGCTTTGATAGAAGCTGGCTTCATTGATGAAGAAGAAGACGGCCTTGTTATCCATGATTGGTTCGAATACGCCGGCCGTCTCATCGAAAAGCGCGAGCAAAACGCGGAAAGGAAACGCCGGTCACGTGCAAAAATGAAAGTCGATTCGGAATGTCACGCGGATGTCACGCGCCCGTCACGCGGACAAACGTGTGACGACCAAGTCGGTCACGGGGCTACCGTACCTAACCAAACCATACCTAACCATAATGATGGATGGATAGATAACGCACCCGCGCAGGAAACCTTCGAACAGGCGCACAAACGGGTATTTGGTTTTGCCTGCAATCCACTGCAAGGGGAACAATTGCTCAGTTATCTCAAAGACGGAATGCATGAGGCGGTTATCGTCAGGGCTATTGAGCGGGCCGGGGAAAGCGGAAAGTCCGGGTATAACTTCAAGTTCATCCGGGCCATCGTTGAGAACTATTTCCGTTCCGGCGTCCGCACACTGGACCAAGCCATCAAGCATGACGCGGCGTTTGACCAGTCCAGACGACGAGATCCACCGGGCATCAAGTCCAGGCAATTCAGCCAAATCGACATGCTGAATCAACTCGAAAAGGAGCTCGAGAACCGTGACACAGGGTGAAGTTGTGAAGCTTTTCAAGGCCATCACGTTGTCATATCCGGCGTTTCGGGTACCGGACGATATGGCGAAAGAACAGGTCATGCACTGGTATCAGCACCTGAAAGACGTTCCCTTCGACGTGGCGATGGAGAATCTGCGTGAATATGTCCAAGCAGAGCGGTTCCCGCCTACGATTGCGGATATTCGCCGAGGGTACAGCGCGGAAAAATCCACCGTCCCCGGCGTCGATGAGACGCGGGAATGGCTGGCAGAGTTGGACAAGATGCGGAAGCGCGCTGTTCCGATGCCGGACTATGTGCGGGAGGAGCTGAGGCGAATTGTACGACAGTCTTGAAATTCCAATCCCGGACGTGCCGCCTGGAGAGGTGGTACCACCGCACAACATCGAGGCTGAACAGGCCGTTCTCGGGTCGGTACTGCTTGAACAAGAAGTGTTCGATCAGGTGTCCGAAGTACTTCGTGGTGACGAGTTTTTCCTAAAAAAGCACGAACTGATCTACAAAGCCATGGCCGAAGCCTACGATGACGGCGATCCGATCGACATAGTGACGGTTCATGCGCGGATGGACGACCCGGCTATGTCAGGAGGATTGACGTACCTGACCGAACTTGCCAGTGCAACACCTACGGCCGCGAATGTGATGCACTATGTCAAGATCGTCAAAGACCACGCGGTACACCGGCGGGCCTTGCAGCAAGTGCAAGGGCTGGTCGCAGCGGCCGGCAACGCGGAGTCGGGCGCCGAACTTATCGCCAAAATGCAGATGGTCGCCGCGACGTTGGAAGACGAAGTCGCGCCTAAAAAGGACTTTACGCCGATTGGAATAGCTGTTCGTGAAGCCTATGAACGAATCGAGCAGATGGCAAGCAACCCAAACGCCCGAGGAATCACTGGTTTGGAATCGGGATTCCCGGATTTGGACCACATGACGGCCGGATTTCAGAAGGGCGACATGATCATTGTGGCGGCCCGGCCGTCGGTCGGTAAAACAGCATTTGCGCTGAACATTGCGCAGAATATTGGATTGGCCGGCGAAACGGTCGCGGTTTTCAGCCTGGAAATGCCGACGTCGCAGTTAGTACAGCGAATGCTGTGCGCAGAGGCGAACATCGATGCGAGCAGGATGCGTACCGGCTACCTGCAGGATGATGACTGGACCAAGCTGACGATGGCGATCGGTCGATTGTCCGAGCGGAAAATCTTCATCGACGATTCGGCCGTGATCACGGCCAACGAGATTCGGGCGAAATGTCGCAGGCTGAAAAAGGAGCACGGGCTCGGGCTGGTCGTCATCGATTACCTGCAGTTGATCCAGGGCCAGCGGAGGCGCAACGACAACCGGCAGACGGAAGTCGCAGAAATATCTCGGACACTAAAGCAGATTGCCAAGGAACTGGACGTGCCGGTGATCGCACTGTCACAGCTTTCCCGGGGCGTCGAGCAGAGGCAGGATAAACGTCCGATGATGTCGGATCTCCGGGAGTCTGGCTCGATCGAGCAGGACGCGGACATCGTGGCCTTCCTGTACCGGGACGATTACTACGACAAAGAGACCGAAAAGAAGAACATCATCGAGATCATCATCGCGAAGCAGCGGAACGGCCCGGTCGGCACCGTCGAGCTCGTCTTCCTCAAGAACTTCAACAAGTTCGTCAGTCTCGACCACGGGCATGAGCTGCCAGAGAGACGAGAACCAGATCCAAGGAGGCAATGGGCATGAGCGTACACATCGCTTGCGAGGATATGGATTTTGCATGGAAGGTGCATCAGGTCGTGCTTTTCGAAGAGATGTGGCGGCGTGGCGTGCCCATCGCTGACATCGCGAAGCTGCTGCGGAGGGAAGTCGACGAGGTGTTCGTGCTCGCGCTGGACCGGGCGCGGGCAGGTGCAATTCGGAAAAGGGAGGGCGGCATATTTGGAACGAATGACGATCGAGGAATACCGGATGCTGCTCGCCGGCGAGAAAAAGCCCAAGTACCGGAACAAACGCACGAAGGTCGACGGCATATCATTTGATTCGAAAGCCGAAGCCAATCGGTATGTCGAGTTGAAAGCGCTCCGTTCCGCCGGCGAAGTGCAGTGGTTCATCCTGCAGCCCCGGTTCCTACTGCAGGAGGGGTTTGAGAAGGACGGCGTGACCTATGAAAAAATGGAGTACGTGGCAGACTTCCTGATCTGCTGGACGGACGGGAGCATCACCGTCGAGGACGTGAAGGGAATGAAAACCCGGACGTACCGAGACAAGCGGAAACTCTTTGAGAAACGGTATCCGACATTAAAAATTGTGGAGGTGGAGGCATGAAAATCAGGGCGGACATGGTGAAGAGAGCACTCAGCAAAAGGCACCATGAAGATTTTTTCCTCACGGAGGTAAAAACAGGCCCCACTCATTACGGCGCAGATTTGCATATCCTCGATGCGATCGCCATTCGGAAATCTTGGGCGAATCCTTGCGTGACAGGGTATGAAATCAAGGTGGATCGGAGCGATTTTTCACGTGATGAGAAATGGATGGCGTATCTACAGTATTGCCATCAGTTTGCATTCGTTTGCCCGACGGGGTTGATTCAACCCGAGGAACTGCCGGAAGAAGTCGGACTGGTCTATTACAAGCCGGAAACGGGATCGCTTGTAACCAAGAGAAAACCAGTATACCGTCGAGTAACCATTCCGTCTAATGTGCTAATGTATATCATCATGTCCAGGCTCGACAACGAACGTCACCCGTTTTTTTCGTCCAAGCGCGAGTGGATTGAAGCGTACATGCAGGACAAGGACGAACGGAAAAAGCTCGGCTACAATTTCGGGATTAAGGTGACGGATGAAATTCTCTATTTGCGCGAGCAACTTAAAAGTCTGAGTGGAAAAGCAGAGGATCTTCAACTCCTCAATGAAGTGCGAGGCATTTTACGTGAGTACGGGATTTGGTTGGACAGTTGGAATAAATCGTGGAAAGACGAACTGAGGAAAGCGTTGTCGAATGGCTGGGATCCGAGGATTGAAAATCAACTGCTCATATTATTGAAACAGGCCGAAAACCTCAAAGAGCTGTTGAAGGTGGCGAGCGCATGACCACACATGAGATCGTCCACTACAAAGACCGGTGCACAGTATGCCGGAAGCGAAAAGGAACCCGCCTCTGCGACTACGTGGTGGCTCAAATACGAACATCGATCGATTTCCAAACACACACGATGACGTGCGACGCACTGTTATGCGATGAATGCGCGGTTAGAGTCGGTGGGGAAACGGACTTCTGTCCGAAACACGCAAATGAAGCGAAATTGAAGCTGGGACAATGGAAGGGGATGAAGAAGACATGACCGCACCACGAATTCTTCACTATCCCGGCAGCAAGTGGAGCCTGGCCGCGTGGATCATTGACCGTATGCCGCCGCATCAAACTTATTTGGAACCGTTTTTCGGCAGCGGGGCAGTGTTCTTCAACAAACGGCCATCCACGCTGGAGACGATCAACGACATTGACGGTGACGTTGTCAATCTGTTTCGGGTAATTCGGGATCGGCCGGACGAGCTTGCACGCCTGGTCTATTGGACGCCATACAGTCGGGAAGAATACTACGCTTCATATGGGCATGCAGATGACGAACTCGAGCGAGCAAGAAGATTTCTGATCCGCTGTTGGATGGCGAGAGGCGCAAGGAGTTCTGACAGAAATGGGTGGCGTCATGTCATAGACCACTGCGGACCAAGACCGGTTAAACAGTGGAATGATATTCCGGACAAAATTATGAAAATTACAGAACGTTTGAAAAGTGTCCAGTTGGAGCAACAACCGGCAATAGAACTGATTCGGCGATACAAGCGTCCGGAAGTATTGATTTACTCTGATCCGCCTTATGTGATGGAAACACGTCATGGGAGAAAAATTTATAAGCACGAAATGAGTGACTCAGACCACATTGAATTGTTGGAGATTTTGGACGAACATCCTGGACCTGTATTGTTAAGTGGATACGACCATCCATTTTACAACGAACGCCTGAAGCATTGGCATCGGGAGGAACGGCAGGCGCTGGCGGAATCCGGAAGGATCCGGACCGAAGTCCTCTGGATCAACCCGGTGGCCGCGGAACATTGCGGAAGGCAGTTGACGTTATGGTGAAAACAATCACATATCAGGAAAGTGTCCGGCTTGCGAGTGAAATCCTGTCTCAACCTCTTGGAAACTGGACACATCTGCTCGACGGAAAGCCAGTACGAGAAGTCGAACGCTGCATCGTAGGAAAGCGTGGTTACGAAATCGTATTTTTCCGGGTGGACGATTACTGTGGTCGGTGGATAGCGGAACAGTTTGACAAGCGCGCCAAGCCGTATGTGCCGGAGCCGGAGCAGCTCACACTGTTTTGAGGGAGGGGAAAGGGATGAACATCCACCGTCAACTACTCATTAACGACTTTTTCAACCGTTGGGGCGGAGCGCAAGAATGCAAGTCATGTGGCCACGTGCTTCCATATGGTCCGCACGACAAGTTGCAACGCTGCTGTGGGAAATCGATGGAACTGGTTAGGCGTCTGCCCGACGAATCGCAAGCCTACGGCAACGACTGCCCCAGCGGGCGGTGCGAGATGTGATGGAAAGGATGATGACCATGAAATGCGAGAGATGCGGCGCTGACGGAGCGCAAAGGATCAAGCGCGTTCCGTTTCCCGGTGGAGTTGGTCATGTCACGCTGCTGGTACCGCAGAACCTATGCCAGGATTGCGTGCGGGAGATAGGGAAGTCGTACCAAATCTCGTACAGCAGAGCGAGAATTCGTTTGGTGAAAGGGTGACTACAAGGCGATGAAACCCGGCGGACTGTTGGAGCGAGTGCTCAAATTGGCGGAGGCTGAATCCTCCGCCAGAACGTGCGAAACGTGCGCAAATCTCATCAAAATCAGCGATACCGCGCTGGGCTGCACCGCCCATGACAAGCTGATCATGCCGACATATTTGCCCTATCGAGGTAGCAGAAAATGCCCGGATTGGGCGCCGAAGAAAGGAGCGATCCAATGAGCCGATACGCCGAAAAGACACAAGTATCATCCGCCCAGTCCCGGGCGGAGATCGAGCGGACGCTGGCCCGGTATGGCGCCACCGGATTCATCTACGGTTGGCAAGACAACCGGGCGCTGGTCGGGTTTCAGATGCGTGGGAAGCAGATCAGGTTCATCCTGCCGCTTCCCGACCGCAACGATCCGGAGTTCGTCTACACTCCGGCCCGAGGGAAGCAGCGGTCGCCGGAGCAGCAGGAGGCCGCATATGAGCAGGCAGTGCGGCAGCGGTGGAGAGCACTGGCGCTTGTGATAAAGGCGAAGCTGGAGGCCGTCGAGGCTGGAATCACAATCTTCGAAGAGGAGTTCCTGGCTCATATCGTCTTGCCCGACGGCCGTACTGCCGGCGAGTACATGGTCCCGCAGATTGAGGAAAGCTACCGGACCGGCCGGATGCCGCCCATGCTGCCGCAACTCATGAGCGGGGATCAGGAATGAGCCGCGAGAAGCGCATCACCACCCGGCAGGCCGTGAAGCTCGTACAGGACGCCTACGACCGATACGAGGCGCTGGCGAAGCAGGCGCTGCGTGAGGAGTTTGGATTCGGCCCGGCGCGGCTGGCCCGGTTCGAGGAGCGGTTTTCCGAGTTGGCGGCGCAGGAGGCCATGCGGATTGAGACGAGGCTGAGGAGGGGAAGTAATTGAAAGCCATAACAATACACCAGCCCTGGGCGACGCTGATCGCCCTCGGCGAAAAGAGATTCGAAACGCGCGGATGGAAAACGAATTATCGCGGGCCAATTGCGATCCATGCATCGAAGCAACTGCTTTATGATTACCGCTTGCCGAAACTATCCGGAAGGCTTTGGGAACTGGGACTCCGCAAAGAGGAAGATTTTCCACTAGGCTGCGTGATTGCGATTGCCGACTTGGTGGAATGCTGGCCGGTTCGTGCTCACATCGGTAAAGAAGTGCATTTGTTTTTCCCAAGAAGCGGAAGATCGCGTTTTTTGGACAAGGAGGGTACGGAGGTTGCCTTTGGAGACTTTACGCCAGGTCGCTACGCTTGGGAACTGGCCAATGTCCAGTGTATCGAGCCGGTACCTGTGAAGGGGCAACAGGGGCTGTGGAATTGGGAGGGGAACGTATGAACGACGAATTAGATAATCTCGTTGCACACCTGAAGGCCATTCCTGCAGGAACGAAGCTTACTCTTTTGACTGAGAACATCTTTGGTGCGCATATAGAGAAGAAGATCACAACCTGCGGAGAAGTGCGGCAACATGGTTATTACACTCCCGGCGGAGGTTGGGGATTATATCGTACCGATGGGGAGGATAGGGAGTGCTATGAAATACTGGTGAAGCCCTATCGTAAGCAATATTCGGCATGGGTAAAGATCGGTTACACGATCAAAGATTATCGATTGGGTTGGTGAACCCGCAAAAAAATCCCCTGCATATGGGGCATGCAGGGGAAAAACCTAAAGTATGTTCCTACACCATCATCATAGCATAAAGGCGAGGTGTGGGGAATGGGGGCAAAGCATTTACAGATATCGATGTCGATCTACGAGGTCGACGAGGAGGCCACAAAGGAGGCGGTCGAGAAATACCTGCTCCAGGCGCGGGAATACATGGTGACGGAATACATTCCTCTCGAAACAAAAGTCACACCATTGTACGAGCCGCGCTATCATGGACAGACGAATGCCGTTGGCTCGCAGACGGAGAGCATCGCCATCGCAAACGTGGACGAGATCGAGCGCCGCCGCCGGCACGTCGAACGCGTCGAGAAGGCTGTCAGCCGGCTGGGCGCCCGGCAGCAGAAATTGATCCGCATGCGGTACTTGGACGATGACCATGTGATGGACACCGATGTGGCCGAGGCGCTCGGATACAGCACTAGGCATTATCGGCGCTTGAAATCTATCGCGATCTACCGATTGGCCGCCAGCTTCGGGTTGGTGGTTCTGCGGGAAGAATAAAAAATCATGTCCGCTTTATGTCCGCTCTGTGGCCGCTCTCTCGCAAAAAACCGTGATATATTTGTAGTGTGGACGAACATGCACGAGGTCGCCGAAAATCGGCGGCCTTTTCCTTTTATGCCTGCTCATCCCCTAAGCGCAGCACTGTCATGGACCGTGTGAGGGGCAAATCACCCGGGAGCTGCGCGCCTCCTTTGGCCGTGACCGGAGCGGTAAATGAGCGGGACCCGGGCGCATGCCGGCCGCGCAAATGATTCGGAAGTGCCGGCTCAAACAATTCAGGGGAGGGGATTGCTGTGAGAGATAAACCGTTGAAATTGCCGAAAAATTTCGCAGGATGGATCAGCGTAAAGCATCGGATCATCTGGTCGGTGCATCCGCACCGGCGGGACAAGCGGACGGGAGTTGTGCGGTCGTGAAGTGGATTTATCGATTGGTGAGGCGATTGGCGCCGTTTGCCGCCCAGGAACCGCGAAATCGCAAAGAACGGCGGGAACGAAAGAACCTGAATCTGATGGCCTGATCGGTGCGGTTTCCGGTAAACGAAAAAGTCCGCAGCGTAAACCGCGGACCTTTCGACCGGTGCCTCCGGATTTGCCTTCCATTATAGCATATATTGCCGAAATATGGTAGGCGTTGTATGATTGTGGTGGGAGGGGATGATTATGCCAGAATGGAAAGATGAAGTGAAAGAGCATATCGATGCCTACATGAAAAAAAGCGAAGCAATCAAAAATGCTATCCACAAACAGCTCGGAAGTTTGAGGATTCATAGCATCGAAGGGGCTGTCGAGACAGTAGGTCATGATCCGTTGTGGAAAGTGACGATATGGACTGAACGATCTCGTTTGAAAGTTGATTTTACAATCTCACTCAAAGAGATTGAAGAATTCGAACATGTTATCGATGATTATGGGCAAATCGTGCCAACGTTACCAAAGGATCTGGATAAAGCAATACAAAGCATATTGTTGAGAAAGATTAAGGAACGTCTCCCCGTTTAATTAAACACCATGTGATAAGGGAGGGATCGGTTTGCCATCGTTTTCAAGAGATGATTTAAGTATATACAATACTGCTGATTCACCATGGTATCGTGTCGAAATCAACGGAAGGGTTGATCTTGGAGTTAAAGTAGGCGAAGGTCCGAAGATTGGATTATCAACCACCGGCATGCTAACATTGATAGAGGCTTGGTTGAAAGAAAGCAATATCAGCAAACAGGACAGGGAGAAAATAAAGTCGTTATTGGAATAGCACCTTCGGGTGCTTTTTATTTTGCCTTTTACATGCACTTATTAAATCATACGAATTCCATACGAGTTGCAGCCATTCGAGCGGTGCGGTGGTTTTTGTGCAGGAAATCCCTTCCTTTTGTCGAAGTATGACAGGGGAGGGGAAATAGTTTGAGGAATATAGTCAACGAAGATCTTGCAAGAAAAGGTTGGCAGTCCGTTTATGTAACGATCGGTGATGGAGGGAAAAGAGCATATACCAATTACACATTTCCTGCCTCATCATTTGATTTAAATTCTGTGATGCGTATAGAGGAAACAGAATCAAAGTTAATCTATAAAGCGCGCGATGTTTATTTCTGTGAAATACGAAACGGAATAACAAGACAAAGAACGGATGAAGAAAGAGAAGTTTTAATAGTCATTGAGAAATTGGAATAGTTATTATTAGCACCCTAACCGGTGCTTTTTCTTTTGTCAATCGATAACGCGAGGTGGTGGTATGCGAGAAGTCCAACCGATCCGTGATCCTCAGGTCATCGCGGACATCCAGAATTATCTGAAGGTCCGCAATTTCCGTAACTATCTGCTGTTCACGATGGGGATTCACTGCGGCCTGCGCGTGTCGGACTTATTGAACCTGAAAGTCGGCGATGTCCGGGACCAGCTGCACATCAGCTACGTTGCACAGAAGACCAAGAACCGCCGGAAGCGCCGGAAGGAAAAACGGTTCATTATTCATCCGTCGTATTACGACGACCTGATGATCTACATTCAGGACATGGATGACGATGAATATTTATTCGCTTCCCGGCAGAAAAAATCAACCGGAGAAAAAGGACTGCCGATCAGCCGGCAGATGGCTTGGCGCATGATTTCGGATGTCGCGCAGCGGTTCGGGCTCGAAGATATCGGCACGCACTCGCTGCGGAAAACGTGGGGCTATCACATGCTCATGAACGCGCCTCCTGAGCAGTGGGGTTATGTCATGGCGTTACTCATGGAGGCGTTCGGACACGAGTCGCAGGAGGTCACTTTGCGGTATTTGGGGCTCACTCAGGACATGCTTGACCGCATGATTCTGAGGTTGAGTTTTACAAAAACCGGGTGATGGTTAAACTTGCAATCCGGGAAAACAAAAACCTTGATTTTATGCGGGTTTTGAAATTCTAAGAGTTTGACAGAATTATGTTTTAGTAAAAGTCTATAGCAAGTATCTGGAAAATAGCCGAGGGAAAATCCTCGGTTTTTTCTTTGCGCTCACAACCATTTTTCTGGTTCGAACAGGGCCCAAACGTGAAAACAACTCAATTGTGTCGGAGGTGGGGTGAATGTAGTGGCACCGAAACGCAGTCCGCTGGAGCGAAAAGCCTTCAAGATGTGGTGTGCAGCCGGTCGGCCGCGCAGCACAAAGTTTATTGCGGATAAGCTCGGCATCAGCCCCGAGATGGTCCGTAAATGGAAGCACTATTACGAATGGGAGAGCCGAGAAGATCCGCGCCCAGGAGCGCCGAAGGGCAACAAGAACGCCAAAGGCAACAAAGGTGGGGCGCCGCCGGGCAACGCCAATGCGGTCAAACATGGCCTTTTTCGCAAGTTCATGCCGCAGGACGAAGAGTTTCAGGAGATCATGGACTTGGCGGCCGAAATGGACCCGCTAGACATGATCTGGCAAAACATCGTCACGCAGTTCACCGCGATCATTCGGGCGCCGGCGATTATGCACGTGACTGGCAAGGACGAGATGATCAAGGAACTGAAAAAACAAAAGTTCGAGGTGCATTCAAAAGGCCGCGGGAAGGACAGGGAGCTCATCCCTGTGCCAATTGAAGTGGAGTATGAATTCCAGTGGGCGTGGGACCGCTACGCAACCTACCTTAAAGCCCAATCGGCGGCTATGACCGCCCTCAATTCGTCCATCAGGCAATTTCTCAATGCCGCGCCGGAGAACGATGAACGTCGCGCGAAGCTGGAACTTATGCAGGCACAGGTCGAGAAGGTGAAAGCAGAGGCGAAGGCAACCAACGGGCCGAACGAAGACGTTGGCGACGATGGATTCCTGGACGCGTTGAAAGGCAAAGCGGCGGAGGTGTGGGGCGATGGCGAGCCGAACGACGAAGAGGCTTAAACCCACGTTCCGCTGGCAACCGTTTAGCCGCAAGCAGCTGCAGGTTCTGACCTGGTGGATGCCGGGAAGCCCGCACCACGATAAGGACGCGATCATCTGCGACGGTTCCGTTCGCGCTGGGAAAACCGCGTCAATGTCGTTCAGCTATATCGTCTGGGCAATGGAAGCATTCGACGGTCAGCAACTCGGGATGGCCGGCAAGACCATCGGCGCTCTTCGCCGGAACGTGATCGGCCCGCTCAAGCAGATGCTTGTCAGTCGCGGCTATAATGTCGAAGATCGGCGCGCCGACAACCTGCTGACCATCTCGCGCGGCGGGAAGATCAATGATTTTTATCTATTCGGCGGCAAGGACGAGCGCAGTCAAGATCTGATTCAGGGCACCACGCTCGCCGGCATGTTCTTCGACGAGGTCGCGCTTATGCCGCAATCGTTTGTCAACCAGGCGACGGCGCGGTGTTCGGTCGATGGCGCGAAATTGTGGTTCAACTGCAACCCGGCCGGTCCGTATCACTGGTTCAAGCTCGAATGGTTGGACCAATTGGAGCAGAAAAACGCCTTGCATCTACACTTCACCATGGACGACAACCCGAGTCTGTCCGAGCGAGTGAAAGAACGTTATCGGCGGATGTATTCCGGTGTGTTCTTCAAGCGCTATATCCTTGGACTTTGGGTGCTGGCCGAAGGGCTTATATATGACATGTTCGACCAGGCAATGCATGTTGTACCGTCGGTTGAGCGGCCATATCGTCAATATTATGTTTCTTGTGACTATGGTACGCAGAATCCAATGACATTCGGCCTGTGGGGCCTGCATGACGGCGTTTGGTACAAAGTCAAGGAGTACCATTATGAAGGCAGAAAGAAGTCGCGGCAGAAGGACAACGAGGAGTATTACCGTGACTTGGTCGCTTTTATCGGCGACCGAAAAATACGAGAAATCATCATCGACCCATCGGCGGCATCGTTCATCGCGACCATCCGCAAATACAACAAGTTCATGGTCCGTAAGGCAAAAAATGACGTGCTCGATGGCATCAGGAATGTGGCGACGGCGCTGAGCGAGGGATTGATCAAATACAACGATTGTTGTAAGGAAACGTTCCGGGAATTCGCCAGCTATGTGTGGGACGAAAAAGCAGCCATCGAGCGCGGCGTGGAGCAACCGATCAAGCAAAACGATCACCACATGGACGCGGACCGGTATTTCGTGAACACCATCATCAGCGGCCCGAAATTTGGCGCGGCCAATGCAGTGTAGGAGGTGAATAATTTTGTTACCAGATTTCAGCTATGAAATAGAACAGATTCGGCAGGGCGGCATTACGCCGGACTTGGTCAAGCGCATCTTGAAGAAGTTTGAGCCCAGGCAGCGGGAAATGTTCTCCCTGTACCAACGTTACACGGCTACCGACGTGCCTATTTTCAGGCGTGCCTTCAGACGGAAGGAAGTCGTGAATAACAGGCTGAACAACGACTACCTCGGCGAGATCGTCGACATGAAGACCGGCTATTTCGCCGGGAACCCGATCTCGTACAACTATTCGAAAGATGTGACGGGTTACAAAGAGGCTCAGGACTTGATCACGCGCTTTTCCGCTGAGAACAACCTTCCCGACCTGGACGTTGAGACGACCAAAATGGCGGCGATCTGCGGATATGGCGCCCGACTCATGTACATCGACGAACTGGCCCGGGAACGTGCCAAGAATTTGCCGGCATACGGGACGGTATTTCTGGCCAACGGCGGCGATATCACCGAACCGGACTATGCCCTGTACGTTTACGTTGTCTTGAACGAGCGAGACAGCCCGATCCGGAAGGTGGAATTCTACGGCGACACCTACACGCACTACTTCATAGAGACGCGTTCAAACAGCGGCACATATCGGGTCGAGAAACCGCCGGATCCTCATCAGTTTACGATGTGTCCTGTTGTGGGGTTCCCGAACAACGCGGAACTGCAGGGCGACGCCGAAAAGGTACTGGCGCTAATCGATGCTATAGACCGGACGATGTCTGACGTCAACAGTGAGATTGAGGCTTTTCGACTGGCATACATGGCGTTCGTAGGCGGGTCGATCACCGAAGATGCGCTGGCGGAAGCCGTTCGCTTGGGTGCGTTCAACGTTCCGGAGGGCGGCGACATCAAGTTCATCGTGAAGGAACTGAACGATACGGCAATCGAAAATCATTTGAACCGTTTGCACGACAACATATACCGATTCAGCAAAACGCCTGACCTCTCAGACGAAGCATTCGGCAGCGGATCCCAAAGTGGCGAGGCGCGGAAATACAAGCTGCTGGGCTTGGAGATGAAAACGGGATTCTTCGAAAACAAATTCCGTTCGGCCAGCAAGCGGATGTTCGAGCTGCTTGCCGGGACGTGGAACCTGAAAACGCCGTCGTTGAACTTCGACCCGTTGAACGTCTGGTACGAGTTCAAACGTAATTTTCCCAAGGACCTGCTTTACGAGGCTCAGGCGACGCAGCAGTTGAAAGGCATGGTCAGCGAGCAGACACGGCTCAGCCAGTTGTCATTTGTCGACGATGCGCAGTACGAGATCGAGCTCATGCAACGGGAACGGGAAGACATCCCCGATCTGGAACTGGGTGACGAGGACGATGACGGATGAGCCTCGACAAATACGAAGCCGAGCTCCGAAAGGCAAACGAGCAACGATTGAAGGAGGCAGAACAGCAGATTCGCCGGAACTTTGAGATCGTGCTGCACGACATCATCGCTGAAATCGGCCTGCTGTTCGCAAAGCTGGAAACCGACGGGAAGTTGACCTACGCGGACATGGCCAAGTATTCGCGCTTGCGGAAACAAGAACGCCGAATCTTGGAACAGGTGGACCAGATGAGCACCAAGAATCAGCGGGCAATCCGGCGGCTGTTGCGGTCGTCATACTCGCACTCGTATGAATGGATGGCCTGGGCGATTGAGCGGGAGAGCAGGGCGCGGCTTGCATATGCCGCTGTGCCGCTTGACCGAGTCGACGAAATCATTGAGGAACCCATCGGCGGGAGAGCGCTGAAAGGCAGGCTGTCAAGACTTCGCAAGCAGACCATCGACGAACTATTCCGTCGCATTACGGCAGACTTGGTCGAAGGAAGCAATCTGAAAAAAATGACGAATAGCGTCAAGGAAGTGCTCAACACCAGTCATTTTGATACAGTCCGAATCGTCCGCACGGAGGCGCACCGCATTCAGGAGGCTGCGACGCTCGCCAGCGCGGAACACGCTACCGCGCAGGGCGTCGTGATGCTGAAAAAGTGGAATTCACTGCATGACCAGAAGGTGCGGCATACCGCGCGCGCCAACCACCGGCTGATGGATGGACAGGAGGTGCGGGCAGACGAAGATTTCGAACTGCGGCCGGGCGGCGGGAAAGGGAAGGCGCCGGGGAATACCGGCGTTGCCGCGCATGATATCAATTGCCGCTGTTTTGCCACATACCGCATCGCGGAAGTACAGAAAAAACAATACGATGAACTGGCAAACCTCACGTTTGAGGAATGGCGAAAGACTCGATTGAGCAATCACGATGCTGTTCCACGAAGTTTGAGCGCTGCGGCTAAAAAGGTTTTTGTGAAGGTGCCGAAATCTGTTCGGGTTTCTGACGGAAAGAATGCTGTGCTGAAAGAGGGAAGTTACATTACAGGAGTGCTTTCAATTGCTGAAGGAGAGAAAATCCGTGAAGTACAACGCCTCATCAGCAGCTATCCACTTCAGAACGGGGCCCTAACCTCTCCGAAGGATTGGAAGAAGTTGCGAGGGACCGCAACAGTCATTTACGACGGGAAGGAACGAACGGCCGAAATACACTGGTACGAAGCAACGAATATTGGTAAAATAGAGTACAAAGTAAAACGTTGGTTCGACTGAACCGAGGTGTGTTCTGTGATCGTTCGTTACTTAGGCAAGGGCAGCCCGATGACGCTCAAGCACGGAAAGTTATATCGTGTTGATGGTATCGAAAAGGGCTGGTATCGAATCGTTGACGAAAGCGGCGAGGATTATTTGTATCCGCCGGACGAATTCGAGGTCGTAAAAAAAATAACAAACCCGTTTTTATGAGTCGCTCAATAGAGCGGCTTTTTTATTTCCACAAAAACACATGAGGGCGGGTATTCGTGAACTCGACGCAGGGCGCGAGTATGGCCGAACTCGAATGGAGGACATGAAAATGCAAGAAAAACAACGAAGAAAACCGTTTTTGCCGCTTGATCTGCAACTATTCGCAGAAGGTAGCGACAGTGGCCAAGGTGGGGGAACTGACGCCACAGGAGGCGCACAGGGCCAACAAGGAGGCCAAGGGAATGGTAGGAGTGCCGGAACCGGACAAGGCGGCACAGGAGGCGATTCTGAAAGCCAGGGAGGCGAAGGGTTTAAGCCCACGCCGGAGATGGAAGCGTGGCTACAAAAGCAAATCCAGTCCGCCGAAGACCGGGTCAGGACGGCATACAGCAAACAGCTGAAACAGCTTGAGCAGGAGAAGGAAACGCTGCTCAAGGAGAAGATGACCGAGGAAGAACGTGCGAAATACGAGCTCCAGAAACGCGAAAGTACGCTGCTGGAGCAAGAACGGCTGTTGAAGCAAAGGACGGTCGAGCTGGAGGCAACAAACCTTCTGGCGGCCGCGCAACTGCCGATCACGTTCAAGCCGTTCGTACTCGGTGAAGACGTCGAGCAAACGAAACAGCGTATCAACGACTTCAAAAAGCTGTGGGATGCCGCAGTCTCCGAAGAAGTCACGAAGCGCATGGCTGCCGGCGGTCGTAAACCGCCGAGCGATGGGGCCAGCGGCAAAGCCGGTTTTTCGATGAATGACCTGATCAGAGGCGCCTTGGGGCGCTAATTTTATTTGGAGGGATGTACGTATGGGTAAATATCGTTTGAAACTGAATCTGCAAACCTTTTCTACGAACATCATCAACCGGACTGATGCGGAAGCGCTGATTCCCGTTGAAGTGGCAAACGAAATCATTCAAGGCGTGCCGCAACAGTCGGCCGTGATGCAACTTGCGACCCGTCTGCCGAACATGACAGCGAAGCAAAAACGCATGCCGGTATTGAACAGCCTGCCGATGGCCTATTTTGTCAATGGCGACACCGGAACCAAACAGACGACGAAAGTCGATTGGAAAAACAAATACCTGGAGGCCGAGGAAATCGCGGTTATCGTACCGATCCCGGAAGCCGTCCTGGACGATTCTGATTATGACATCTGGGGCCAAGTCCGGCCGCGCATCGAAGCGGCATTCGGCGAAGTATTCGACGCTGCTGTGCTGTATGGCACGAATAAGCCGTCGACATGGCCGGACGGCATTGTGACGCAAGCAACGGCCAAAGGCAAGGGCGTTGCGCTCGGAACGGGTGCCGATCTGTACGACGACATCATGGCCGAGGGCGGCGTGATCGACCTGGTCGAGCAGTCCGGCTTCATGGTCAACGGCCATGTGGCGGCGATGGGTATGCGCGCGAAACTGCGCGGTCTGCGCGATGCCGACGGGCAGCCGATCTTCAAGGCGACGATGCAGGAAGGCACGCGGTACCAGCTGGACGGCGAACCGATGATCTTCCCGCAAAACGGTTCGGTTGACCCGACGAAGTCGCTGCTGATTGCGGGCGACTGGCGGCAACTGGTTTACTCGATCCGTCAGGATATGACTTACAAAATCCTGACGGAAGCCGTGATCCAAGACCCGGCAACGGGCGACATCGTGTACAACCTCGCGCAACAAGACATGGTGGCCCTTCGCTGCGTGATGCGGCTCGCATGGCAGATTCCGAACCCGATCAACCAGCTGGACCGGAACGAAGCCACACGCTTCATGTTCTCCGTCCTGACGCCGCCGGTGACGCCGTGATGGACTGAAATGAAACAACCCTGCGGGAGCGCGACTTCCGCAGGGTATTTTTTCGATGAAAGGGTGACCAAATTGGTGCAGGTTGAATTGCTGGTGAATACGTTTTACAAAAAGCCGTTGAAACCGGGGGACATCATCGAAGTGGATGCCGGGGTGGCTGAACGTTGGGAGAGAAACCGAATTGCCATAATCGTATCTGGCGTTCCCGCGGCTGAAACAGACCCGAACGGCGAGATCGAAGACGATCGACCGGACGTGGAATATACAATTGCAGATTTGCGGGAAATCGCCGAATCCAACGGAATCGACATCACTGGACTAAGAAAGAAAGCGGACATCATTGCCGCGCTGCAGGCGGCAGGGTTGCCAATATGACGCTGGATGAGCTGAAAACCCTGCTCGGCATCCCTCTTGATGACACGTCAAAGGACGATCTGCTGAACATCCTCCTGCCGGCCGCTATTGATTTCGTGATTGAACGAACGCAGAACCCGTTCACGAAGGATGAGAACGGGGACATCCTCCTGCCCGCCGGCGTGAAGTTGGCTATTTCGATGATGATTCAGGCCGTTATGGCAGCGGGAGTCGGTACCGATGGCGGCGGGGATGCCGGCATGGTCGAATCGGAGCGCGTCGGCCCGATGCAGCAGACTTTCCGTAACCCGGCCGAGTTGTGGCAAAGTGGCGGCCAATATGGCCAAACCGCGCCATGGTTCGCCATAATGAAACCCTATATGCGATTTAGGTTTATCCCGGCAGGAGGGGTTAAAGATGTCTGTGCGTATCCGAGATCGTAATAACATCCCCAATCTAACGAAGGAATTGGGAAGCCTTGCAAAGCGGAAGATCAAAGCCGGGATAATGGGAAAGAACGACATGACCATGATCGCCGCCGTGCATGAATTTGGTGCCCGAATCCCGGTGACCGACAAAATGCGCGCCTGGTTCGCTGCACAGGGATATCCGCTCCGGAAAGAGACGACGCACATCATCATACCCGAACGCTCGTTTATTCGTGCCGGATTCGACGAAAACGAACGGGAGTTTATAAAACATGCTCGGATGGTGCTCATTGAAGCCATGGCGAAAGGAACACCGATGGATACGGTTTTGGACGCACTTGGATTGCAGTTAAAAGGGATGATCCAGACATACATGCGAGATTTGAGCGAACCGCCGCTTTCCAAAATGACCAAAGCGATGACTGGGCGTGATAATCCGCTCATCCATACAGGGCATTTGCTCCGGGCAATCGTGCATGAGGTGGTATGACATGGCGAAACGGTACAATTTCGCGCGGCTCATTCAAAAATATGCGGCACCTTGCCAACTCATCACGAATCAACCAGGGTATTACAACGACGACGGTATTTGGATTGAACCGCAGGAAATACCGGTCGACAAGCAGGCGGCAATCATGCCTGTACCAGAAAGGACGATCTACAACTCCGGGGGCCGTTACTCCACCGCTGACCGCATGGTGATTTCGTTAGATCCGTTCCCGCTGCAGGCGCTCATCGTTTACCGAGGCCATAAATACCGCATCGAGGAGGCAGCGGACTATACCGAATACGCCGACTTTTACCAATACCTCGCAAAGTGGGTGAGCGCCTTTGATTGATTATGCAGCCATCCGGACGGCCATTGTGCAACGTCTCAAATCGGCTCTCGGCATCTCTATCATCATGGGTGACCAAACGGGCCAGCAGCCAGCCTATCCTTTCGTCACATACAAGATGACGTCGCCTTATTTGGAGACAAGCCCGCACGGTGTTGAATCGGTCACGGATATCTCCGGCGGCATCAAGCGAAGCCGCAAGAAGCAAGTGGAACTCGTCTTTTCATTCACAGCACATGCCAAGAATCCCGATGAAGCGTATCAAAAATGCTATGAAATCATCGATTACTTCGATTTTTCAGGCCGTGACGCGTTGCGCGACGCCGGCATTGTCGTCGTTGGAGTGTCCAACGCTCAAAATCGGGACGTGTTCCTGACCATTGAGTATGAACGCCGCGTCGGTGTTGATGTGCGCTTCCGCGTCGTTGACTCGAGCGAAGTGACAGAGATCGGCAGCGGATATATTGAAAAAGCTGACATTGAGTATCAAGGAGGTTGAGAAGATGCCTATTCGTGATGTGACCGTTACAATAGATTTGCAGAGGCCGGCCGGGCTCATTGGCTTCGGGAAGCCGCTGATTCTTGGGCAAAAAGCCGGCGGTGCGCCTTACAAGGAATATTCCGATCTGGAGAGCCTGAGCGCAGACTTCGGCCCCTCGACGGAGGTATACAAGCTGGCCGCTGCTCTCAAAGGCCAGGGCCAGAACTCGCCGGCCGTCTTCGCGGTCGTCGCATACGACACAAACGGCGGCGATCCCGTCTCGTCGCTTCAAAGCGTGTGGGAGAAGGACTGGTACTTCTTGCTGTCCACCGAATCGGACGTGACGGTGATCAAGAGCCTGGCCGATTTCGTCGAGGGAAAAGGTTTCAAACTGTTCGCAACACGGGTCGGTGACGAGGCGGACCTTGCTGTGCTCAAGGCGCAGGACTATGACCGGACGTTCATCATCTACCATTCCGACCCGGCGGAGTTGGCGAAATACCCGGACGCCGCGTGGGTTGGCGCCCGCGGATCGCAACCGGTCGGCTCCGTGACGTGGAAGTTCGCCCAGCTTATCGGCATCACGGCCGACGACATCGGCCTTTCGACCGTGCAGAGCGTAAATTCGGCCGGAGGAAACGTCTACGTCATGCGCGGCGGCCAGCCGAGGACTGGTGAGGGCATCGTCGTATCCGGTGAATTCATCGACGTCATCATGGCGAAAGATTGGGTGCAGGTGAACATCGAAAATGCGATTCAAACACTGCTTAATAATTCGCCGAAGGTGCCGTATACGAATTCTGGCATCGCACAGTTGGAAGCCGCGACGATCAACGTTCTGCGCGCCGGATTCAACCAAGGCATCATCGCCGAAGACGGGGACGGCTTGCCGCTGTATTCGACGGACTTCCCGACTCGGGAGGAAACCAACCCGGCTGATCGTGCCGCGAGAAAGTATACCGGGGCGACATTTACGTTTGAACTTGCCGGCGCCATCCATGAAGCGCGAATTCATGGAACTATCACGGTGTAAGGGAGGTAGAAGATATTGCCGATCATCAACTCATATGATGCGAAGAACGTCACGGTAACCGTTGACGGCGTCTATATCACCGGGTTTGCTGAGTCGACATTTGTCGAATGCGAGAAGACGGAAGACACGTTTCAAACGTCCGTTGGCGCTCAGGGAGACGTGGGTATCTCGGAGGTCAACAATCCCCTTGGCACCATCACCTTGACGCTGCAGCAGACGTCTCCGTCGCTCTCATATCTCAATCGGCTGGCTAAATCCAAAAAGATCGTGCCGGTCTGGGTCATCTCGCAGAATCAGATCAAAGAAAAGATCGGTGGAACGAAGGCTCGAGTGATGAAGGCGGCGCCGAGCGCCTTTTCGAATGCCATCGAGAGCCGGGCATTCCAAATCCAAGTTTTCGACTATACGCAAGAATGATAGGGTAAGTTGAACTTACGTCATCCATAAAGGAGCCTTCGGGCTCCTATTCTACTTTTTGGAGGGATAATTCATGAGTGATAAACCGAAGCAGTTGGTCAAAACAATCGGCGGTATCGAGTATACGTTTCAGTGGCCAGGTGTGCGTAAAGTGCTGCAGATGTCCGACTTGAGCAAAAACAGATTCGGGAACCTGATGTCTGAACCATATTATGAGCAAATCATGGAACATGTCATCGTCAACCCTCGGACGAATTGGGAATACTGGGACGAACACCTCGATCATATGGAGGAGGTCATGGGCGAGGCCATCCGATTTCTTAACCGCCCCGGATCGCCCGCCTAATTACTACGAGCGCGAAGCCAAAAGAAGGTATTTGTTTTGGCGCCTGGTTTATGAAGGCGGCATAGCACCGTCAGATGTCGATCGTATGGACTGGGATGAGATGCTTGAAGCTAATGCAGCGCTTGATATGTTCCCGCCGAAGGGAGGTGTGACGTTTGGCAAAAGGTGACGCCCTTAGGAGTTTGTATGCCGAGGTTGGATTCCTGATCGAAGATGCGCCCTTGAAGAAGCTTGACAAACTCATGGACGAGATTAAGAAGTCTATGCTTGGCAGCGGTGTTTCCAATTTTGAAAAAGAGTTGGATGAGGCCGGACAAGCGGCGCGTGAGATGAGCAAAGATGTTGATAAGACTACAAAATCTGTGGATAAACTCGGGGACGAAGAGGAACGGACCGCGGTATCAACTAGAAGGTTGGGCGGTGCAATAAGATCCATGGGTACTGGTATCGGGAGCGCTAATACCCGATTGCACCAGTACACAAATGGGTTCGAAAGGTTTCGTCGGACCGCAGGTAATGCTATTTCCAGCGTGAATAGAGGTCTACTGGGTCTAGGACAGGCGACACTCCGAGCGCCATTTACCTTACCTGGATTGATTACAGGCGGTGCAGCGGCTTATGGCGTAGGGAGTTTGGTCAAAACGTCTATTGGTGGTGCGGCCGAGCTCGAATTGCAAGCCTTACAGCTTGAAGCGTTGACCCAAGATGCCAAGAAGGCCAAGCGCTTGTTCGAAGATATGAACAGATTGGGACTCGTCTCTGTGTTCTCGGAGAGAGACTTCTTGGAGGGAGCCAAAGCCTTTCTGCCGTTGACTAAAGATATTGACCAAATCAACCAACTGGCGCGCCTGCAGGAACGCCTTGCCGCTTCCAACCCGACCGAAGGCATGGCAGGTGCGGCATTCTCGATACGTGAAGCTCTCTCCGGCGACACCGTTTCGCTTGTTGAGCGCTTCAACATACCTCGCTCTATGGTCGAGAATTTGAAAAAAGCAACCACCATGATGGGGAAAATTCAGGCGTTGGATAAAATCCTGAACGACATGGGCTATACCCAAGAGTATCTAACCAAAGTCAACGAAGCCGCTGCATCCCAATGGGACAATCTGGGATCAAACATCCGCATGAGCTTTGCTCGATCGGGAAAACGGGCATTGGAAGAACTTAAACCGTTTTTGCGCAGCATGAACGAATTTTTCGCTAGTGACAGAGCTGCACGGATGTTTGATCGATGGGGAGAAGGTTTGGGTAAATTGGCTCGTGAAGCTACGAATTTCGGTAGATGGTTGATAGACGAAGGAAGCAAGGCTTTCGACTATATCGACCGAAATTACTTGAGCAATCCCGAGTTTCAAAAACTCCCGTTTAACGAAAAGATTGATACTGTCTTTACAGACATCAAACAAAAGTTTGACGCATGGTACAATGGCCCCGGAAAATCAGCAATTGAATCAGGAGCACAAAGGTTTGTTGATTTTACGCTTGGAGTACTTGGTAGTAATCTGCCTAAGATGGTTGACATGGGAACCAAACTCGCATCCGCGATTGGCCAAGGCTTACTAACAGGTTTTGATGAATTCATGGAAAAGCACCCTCTGCTTTCAGGTTTGATTACAGGTCTCGTAACACCGGGGCCGGTACAGTTGAAAGCCGCTACTGCTGTAACAGTGGCATTGGAAGGGACCTGGCGGCCGATAGAAGATGAAGCAAAGAAGATTGCTGAGAAGATTGCCGAGCAGGGACGCAAAATCATTCCAGATATCCCAGCACCGAAGATCGGTGAACAAAAACCAGTAAATGACCCTGTCTTTAATTGGTTGGGGGGAGCAGCGAAAAGGTTATTTAATATCGATGGCTCCCACGAAACCGGTTTACCGAACGTGCCGTTTGACGGTTATTTGGCCGAACTGCACCGTGGCGAGCGAGTCCTGACGGCTGAGGAAAACAAGCGGTATATGCGCGACATGCGTGGCCGGGAAACATCACGAGGCGGAGAAGTCACATTATCGCCGACCATCAACGTGTACGTATCTGGCAACGGCGGCAGCACAAGGGTTAAGGAGGACGCCCGCGCCGGCGCGAGTCGTGGCCTTGAAGAATTCTGGAAGTCTATGCTGCGCCGAAATCCCCCTGTATTGGAGGTGTGAAGATGGCGAAACTCGGTGGGCACGAGATACACGTAATTTCGGAAAATCCCATTTTTGAGATTGACGCTCCACAATATCCGGTAGAGAAGGGCATAGACCTGACCGACCATGTTGAGCGAAGAGCCGTGGAAATGGAGATTACCGGGAAGATTCTTGGACCGAAAGCGGCTTCGATACGCGGGCAGCTTGTAGGGGCTATGAACGCCGGGAAACTCGTGAATTTTACCGGGCGGAATGCGTTTAAACAAGCGTTGATCCTTAGTTTCAGCACTGAACATGATCACGAGGTTGCTAACGGCTATCGGTTTACCGCAGTAATACGCGAAGTCCGTATCGCTGAGCCGAGCTACCCGGTGCTCTCAAATAAAGCTACACAGTCACAGGCAAAGTCCCTGACGAGCGCAGGGAAGCAGCAGCTTGGGAAACAACCACCATCCGGGACGCCACGATATCATACCATGCGCCGCGGCGAGAGTATGTACAGCATTGCGCCCAAGTACGGTACGTCGTGGCAGACGATTTTGAGGCTGAATCCCGGCGTGAACCCTAAATCCCTGCAGATCGGACAAAAGATAAGGGTGGCTTGATATGTACATCCCGATTTACAAGGATCAAACGCCATATCGGTTTGAAATCACTCTTGGCGCCGAAATATTCGAATTTGAAGTCCGCTATAATGCGGACTTTGATTTTTTTACGGTCGACTTGTTCAAGGATGATGAAGTCTTGGTGTACGGGGAAAAACTCGTCTACGGCGTGCCACTCTTTGTTGACGTGTTCGACCAGCGATACCCGGTACTACAGTTGGTACCGTTTGACGAGGCGAGAAATGAAACCCGGGTGACATATGACAATCTGGACAAAACGGTGTTCGTGCAGGTGGTGGAATGAAACAGTTCAAACGCAAGGTGATCGTTGAAGTCGGGGAATTAACTTTTGATTCGGCGAAACTCCATATCGAATTTGATGTTCCGTTCGATGACGACACGGACCCGGACGAAAGCGAAATCCGAATCTACAACCTGTCGGCAAGCTCGATTAACCAGATGAAACGAAATCAAAAGCTCGTCCTGAAAGCTGGCTATGAGGGCGATGTTGGCGTGCTCATGGAGGGGCGCATTTCCTACATCACCAGCCGCATGGACGGCGGCGACAAGGTCACGCGCATTGGTGTGATCGACGGGCCTGACCTAACCAACATAAAGGTCAAAAATAAGGCATTCAAAAAGGGAGTGAGGGCCAGCCAGATCCTTTCGGCGCTTGTGCCGTTGCTGAAACTGCCGGTTGCTGCTTTCCGGCTTCCAAAGGACAAAACATATGCAAAGGGATACTCCGTCAGCGGTGCCATCGTCGACAACCTGGCTCAAATCACCAAGGAATGCGGGGCGAGCTTCTACGTCAATAAGGGCCGTCTTTATATCCGCCCATTGTCGGTAGGAGACGATACAAGATTTGTGCTTAAACCAAGCACGGGGCTAATCAAAAGCCCGGAATTCTTTCAGGACGACGACGGGGTAAAGGGCTACCAGGTGCAATGTCTGCTGCAGCACCGTATCACAACGGCATCGATTATCGACATCGAATCCAAGTTCGTGAAAGGCCGATTCCGGGCCCGTCGCGGCTCGCACATTTGCAACGCCGACGAATTTATGACTTCGTTCGAGGTGGTGGAGAATGTCGTACGCTGACACCTTTTTGAACATCTACATCCGGCAGCGTCTTTTGACGATGCACACGGCTATGCCGGCTAAAATCGTGTCTTATGACGAGGCGCAGGGTAGGGCGACGATCCAGCCCTTGTTTATGACCAAGGAATATGGCAAACCTCCGGAGCCGCTGCCGATCGTCGAGAATGTCCCTGTATTGAAATATCGCTTGAGGACAGAGGGCGGCATAGTACAGGAATACACGCCGGTCTACGAAAAGGACGATGTGGTCTTTGTCGCGTGCGCGGAGCGTGCGCTTGATGCCGTGCTTGCGGACCCGGGGCGTGTCGTGCTGCCATCGGATACAAGGCACCACAGCCTTAATGATGCAGTCATATTGGGGGCTCTGATGACATGAGGGACATCAAACTCTTCAACGACGATATTGCGATGACAAACGGGGATTTCGACATGATCGGCGATCCGGACGAGTTAAGACAAACCGTGTACATCGGATTGCAGACAAACCAAGGAGAATGGTTCTTGAACCCGGATGTCGGCATTGACTTTTCAGTGTTCGAGCAGAAAAACCCGGACGAGGAAGAAATTCGGGCCGAGATCCAGCGCGGTCTCATGCAGGAAGAACGTATCGAAAGCGTGGGCAGCATTGACATTGAATATGACGGCAATGGAAGGGAACTGCGCGTCCGATTTACAGCTACGGCTGGAGATGGTGAGCAGGAGGTGATTATAAATGCTTGATGCGAACGGATTCCGGCGCCCTCAATATGCGGATCTGGTCAGCGACATGGAAGCCGACGCCCGGGCGAGGTACGGCGACGATGTAAACACTTCTGAGCGTTCCGTGCTTGGCATCCTGCTGCGCTTGTTCGCATGGTTTCTGTCGAAAGTCTGGCAGTCGATGGAGAACACCTACTACAGCAGTTACGTGAACACGGCGGAGGGCGTGCAGCTCGATCGTCTCGGCCCATATGTCGGCATCACGCGGAAGCTCGAAACCTGGGCGACCGGGACGATCCAACTGACCGGCACGCCCGATCATACGGAACCAGGCGGGTTTCGAGTGGAGACACCGGCGGGCGTGGTGTTTGAGACCATCGAAGACATCGTGCTCGACGGCAACGGTGTCGGTTCGGGCGAGATTCGAGCACTGGAACCCGGGACAATCGGGAACGTGGCAGCCAACACGATCACCGTCATTTCGAATCCGAATGCGAATATCATGAGTGTCACCAACCCGCAGCCGACGTCCGGCGGCCAGAACAAAGAGACGGACCAGGAATTCCGCGAGCGTTTCGTACTTTCAGTGTCCGGCGGCGGCGCCGCGACGATCGACAGCATCCGTTCCGCACTTCTTAGGACGCCCGGCGTCCGTGCGGCGGTCGTGATCGAGAACAATACTATGAGTACGGACGCAGCTGGTCGACCACCGAAATCCTTTGAGGCATACGTGCTCGGTGGCGCGCCCGCGGAAATCGGGCAGACGATCTTGGATACGAAGGCGGCGGGCATCGAGTCGTACGGGACCGAAAGCGTCGTGATCAACGACATTTCGGGAAATCCGCATACGATCCGGTTTTCCTACGCCGAAGAAGTGCAGGTTCATGTCCGCGTCACGGTCCGCACGAACAACCAGTACCCGGCCGACGGCGACGTGCAGGTTGAATCTGCGATCATCCGGTATGTTGGCGGCGAGGATTACGACGGCCAACTGTACGTCGGACTGAATATGGGCGACGATGTCATCCACTCACGGATCATCGCCGCAGTGTACAAGGTGAACGGCATCGAGGATGCGACTGTCGAACTGTCCACGGACGGCACAACATGGACACAAGCGAACGTCTCCATCGATCAGCAAGAGGTTGCGCAAACGTCGCATGCGATCATCGAGGTGGTGCATGCATGATTACCGTCCAGGACATGCTACGCCGGCTGACGGACGTTTTTTCGAAGGACCCGAACAGCAATATAGGAAAGCTGATGTCCATTCTGGCCGAGCAACTGCAGAAGCTGGAACAAACGACCTGTCGCGTCGAGGAATGGCGCGACATTGACAAGGCTCAGGGAACTACGCTGGACCGGATCGGTGAGAACGTGGCGCAGCATCGCGGCGCGGCCACAGACGAAATATATCGCATCCTCATCAAGTCCAAAATCGCCCGGAACTTAAGTACGGGAGACATCAACACGATCATTGGGGTACTATCCACAGCGCTGAATACGGACCCGAGCGAAATCAAGATTACGGAGCGGTATACCGATCTGGTAGAACCGGAGCCGGCGGCCATTTCCCTGATCGCGCTGCCGATCGAGCGAATAAACGCCATCGGCATGAACCCTGCTCAATTTGCACAGATCGTACAGAAAACGGTTGCGGCAGGCGTTCGCGTCGGCGTGATCGAACTGACCGGCACTTTTGAATACGGGGCAATTGGCGATCCAGCGGACCAGAACGCGGGGTTTGCTGACATCACTCAAACGACAGGTGGAACCCTCGGCGCAGCCTATTCGCCTGGCCTTGTACCTGACTTACCTATTTAGGAGGGATGAACCATGCCTTTCAACGAACAACTGCCGCAATGGGATGCGACCGGAGTTGAGCCGCCCGCATCGAAGAAAAGCACCGGATGGCAGGCCGGTGAAAAGCCGCCCGCGGACTACTGGAACTGGCAGATGAACCGCACATACAAGGCGCTAGAGGAACTGCAGCAAAAGGCTATTGACAAAGCTGATGCAACCAACACCGCGACGCCTAATACCGTCGTAAAACGTGACGCGAACGGGCGGGCCAAGTTTGCCGCCCCGGCAGCGAGCGATGACGCGGCACGGAAGGCGGAGATTGACGCCGTGCAATCCAATCTCAACTCACATGCTGCGATAACAAGTGGGGTGCATGGATCAACACGTAATCCAGAGGCAAATAAAATCGTTCAGCGGGACGAGAATGGGAATTTTTACGTGCAAGCGCCCGTGGACGCATGGCATGTCGTTAGGAAAACTGACTTGGACACGCATGCATATTCGACGACGGGGATTCACGGTGCAACAAGCGCAGCAACGGCAAATCGAATTGTTCAGCGAGACGAAACCGGAAATTTCAAAGTACAACCACCGACCGACGGGTGGCATGTGGCACGGAAGGCGGAGGTCGACGCGGCGATACAGACTGCCAGAGGCGCGAGCGTTAACAAGATCGCGGTGTACGCCGGGAGTAATGGGATAGACCCTAACACAACTACGGATGCTTATATTCTAACGTCTCATGCAAACACACCGTCGGGTGATAGTAAGTTTTGGCATATTCGCACGTTGTTTTATTCCGATACAGCCAGCGGTCGGGCACAAATTGCGCAATCTTACCAAGGCTCGGATGAGATATACATCAGACATTACCACGAAAGTGATGGATGGACACCATGGCGAAGGCTCTGGCATGCCGGAAACCTCGGACCCGGCAGAATCATTACGCTATACGCACCGGACGCTCCGGCATACGTTCGAGATACAAGCAATGCTAACACGACTGGCTTTACTGCTGGAGGAACGCAATTTGATTTCCGCAACCTTTATCACCGTGTCGATTCGGGTGTTATAACTGGCAGGGAGGTGTATCTCGAAGCATTAGTTTATGCTCCTAATTCATACGGATCCGTATATCTACGAACGAATAGCGGTACATTCTTCGGAGGCGTAACCACCGCCCCCAATTCCGGGTACGCGCGCTTGCGGAGTGGCAATATCGCTGGCGCTTTCCCTGCAGGGCAAGACTTCCACATTGTCGCTTATTCGAGCGGCGAAATAACAAATGTTTACATCGGCGGCGTCCGCCTAATCATTCTGTAGGAGGGGTACCATGAATCTGGCTAAAAAATACTTGTTTGCTATCGATGCCGACGGAAAACCTACTGTTGGTACAGTTTTGTACTATCCGGAGGAGTATACGCATGAAGTGCCTGAAGAAGTTTGGGATAATCGTGACCGTGCCCAATTCGTGGATGGTGAGTGGGTAATTCACGACCCACTAACGGTTTCTGGTCCGTCGGAGGTCGCGATGGGCGAAGATTTTGACGTTTTGGTTTCGGTGCCGCAACCGTCGCCAGATGATGCCGTCTTCGTGACAGTTATATACGATGGCGAAGCCTCAGAACCGCAACCCGTCCAACTCTCGGGGGGAAGCGCCGTTATTCCGCTGCGGTTTGATACTGCGGGGGTATACACTATTTCCGTTCGATCTCGCTATCACGGATTTGCGTCGTTGGGGGTGGCGGTCAATGATGCCGAACAAGCCGATCCTGAAGAGTGATAATGGGCGCATCGTCGTCGGCTGTATGAAACCGCCCGAAGAAGAAATTGCAGGTCTGAACGAACAGGTCGCGTCGCTGTTGATCGACTCGGCGGCCAAGGATGTGCAAATCCAACAGCAGGACGCTATAATCGCTGACCTGATGCTCCAAGTGGCCGCCTTGCAAACAGCGTCGGGAGGAGGTGGGGCGTAATGCGGTTTCAGTGGATTAAAAAGTATTACGATGCCGGCATGCCTGGTTACGACAATGAAGGCATTAAAGTGTTTGTCGCAGCCGGCTGGATTACAGCCGAGCAATACAAGCAGATCACCGGATTTGATTATGAAGCGTAAGGCTCCGCATAAGCGGGGCTCTTTTTTATTAAGAAGGGAGACGATCCTTATATGACACAGGTTAAAGAATTTATCACGTCTGCGGCTGTCGGAGCAACCGGCAAAGAGGCGACATTCGGCGGCTTGACTGCTCTGGCCGGCGTGATCGCCAGCGCTCTCGGCGGGTGGGACGTTGCACTGAAAGTGCTTGTTTGGTTGATTGTTGCCGATTATGTCACCGGCATCCTGGGGGCGATCCGACAGAAAAAGCTCAGCAGCGAGGTCATGTTTTGGGGCGGCGTACGTAAGGGTGTCATCTTGGGCGTGATCGCTCTTGCGACTCTGCTCGATCAAATGGCGGGAGGGGAGAACCCGATATTCCGCACGCTGACCCTTTACTACTATGCCGGCCGTGAAGGGCTAAGCGTCGTCGAAAATCTCGGCGTCATTGGCGTGCCGCTGCCGCCGGGGCTTGTCAGTTGGCTTGAGCAGCTGCGCCAGAAGGGGGAGGGGAAAAATGCCTGATAAGGTCATCGTCCTAGATGCCGGCCATGGCGGCCGCGATCCCGGAGCCGTGGCGAACGGACTCGTCGAAAAGGACATCGCGCTCCGGATCGCTTGCGCCGCCGCGTCCAAGCTGGAGCAATACCAGGACGCCCGCGTGCTGCTGACGCGTTCAACGGATGTCTTCCTTGAGCTTTCCCAGCGCACCAGCTTCGCAAACCGCGAGCGGGCCGATGTCTTCGTCTCGGTCCATTGTAACGCCGGAGGCGGTGCTGGCGGCTTCGAGACGTTTGCCTACACGTCCGCCAGCGCGGCCGCATCAGCATTGCAAAATGTCTTACACCGGGAGGTATGGCAGCGAATCAGCCGGCTCGGAGTCGACAGGGATCGCGGCCAGAAGCGTGCAAACTTGCACGTCTGCCGCGAATCCCGGATGCCGGCCGTCCTGGTCGAATGTCTCTTTGTTGACGTGCCGGCCGACGCGGCCAGATTACGGCGCGCAGACGTGCTGGACACCTTTGCCGACGGGATCGCGGCCGGAGTGGCAAGCTATCTCGGGCTGCAACCCAAGCAAACCGCGACGCTCGTCCGGATCGAGGTCGACGGCCGTCACGTTGCCGACGGCGAGGCAATTGACGGTCAAACGTGGGGGCCGGCTCGCCTGGTCGGTGAAGCCCTCGGTGTCCGAATCGGCTACTCTGCCGGAGCAGTAACGGTCAATGGCACACCGCTAAAGACGCGCCTGGTCGGCTCGGCCGGATGGGTACCGCTGCGGTCCCTGGCCGATGCGGCCGGGGCGCGAATCAGTTGGGACGGTAAGGCACAAACGGTGCGATTGAGCAAATAGCAATAACCCCGCTGGCCGTGTGGCTGGCGGGGATTCCCAATGAACCCCCACTTCTGATATAATAGGAACATATGTTCTCGGGAACAGACATTCCAATTGTTTTTCATTCCATAATAAGGGATTATAAGACTATAATTGTCGAAATTTCGGAACTATTGGAATGGGGGATTAAAATGGATTTTACGTTCGATTACTTTAAGATTGACCATGAGGAACCTGGAAAAGCTTTAGATTCGTCCTCCTCTGTTCACGAAGTTTTAAAAAAGATTGAAGGACTTAACCGCCAAGAAAGAATAAGAAATATTTACCGAGTCCCCAGTCGTATTCATGATTTGCTGCTAAAGGATGAAATCTGGTATGGATCATTTATGAAAATTAGGATGGATAGCGAGAATCTTCCTCCTAAGTCAAAGTTAACAGGTGAGACCGAAAATCTGAATTTTGATGATGACGAAGGTTTGGGGGAGTTAGTCGGGTTTCTTTATGATCCTAGACATAGAATTCTTGTTATTCAGCGTAGTAGGTACGGAATAGGCCCTGGTGGTATGAAGTATTATTTGGAACGTATGGGTAAATTCAGTTTCCATATGGAACCCATAATCCAGCAGGACGCATTAGAACGTCTAAAACAAAAAGATGTCATAAGGAGATTTGAACTCAAGCTAGTACGTCCAGAAGGGAAAATTCGCAAGGAGATTGAAGGAAAGAGTACACATAAGGCTTTGGATCTTCTTGATGATTTTGATTCGTATTATGTTGACATAAAATTTGGATTTGACAATACGAAAAAAAATAAAGGTAAGGTACTTAATAAGCAAGCAATTGTTTCGCTAGCTAACCGGTTCTTGGGGGGAGACGAAGAAATTGTAGAAAAGTTTCGCGTGTACGGTAATGAAGGGGACGTTGAGAAATATAACTTCGTTGACCTGATAAAAGATCGCATCAGTGAGGTGCGTACCGCCGAGGTCAGTAAGACTAATCGTATGACGTTTAAGAGAATGAACGAACTTCTGCTAAGCGCATATAATTCCAGACGACAGGAGATAATTCTTCAGTACTTTCAGGAGGTATAGGTATGGGGTTATTTATGGAAAAAACGGCGCATTATTTCGTCGGGGTGCTAGCAGTTGCGCTTGCGTTTTTCCTTCAAATCAGTGCTTCTGATTTTGAAAACTTCAAGGATATACTTGCATCGGCAATAAACATCTCCGCCATTACAGCGGGATTCTTGGCGACAGCTATGTCTCTCCTTATAACCCTTACCAATGATAGTGTTATTCAACGAATCAAATCGTTTAAGCTATATAATGGATTAGTTCAATACCTTAAATCAGCCATAGCGTGGACTTTTATGGTGGCTTTGATTTCCGCTGCGGGGCTTTTTTTGAATAAAGAGCACTCGTATACGGAAGGATTTTTTTATTTATGGATCTTTTTTTGCGTAGTAGGATTTGTTTCAGTGTACAGAATTATTCGACTGTTATCCAAGATTCTTGATAAAATGAGCAATTAACATTTATAATCTCAATCCCGCCAGATGTGCAGTGGGAATTTTTTTTACCAACGATTACCTTGCTCTGCAATCTCGCGGGCGTTTCGGATTGAGAATATACTGGCTGTTCAACCGGTGGTGAGATCCGCATGAGTCTATTTATCGAATCCTGCACCTGCAAAGCCCTCATGCGCCCGCGCTGGAGCCGTGATGAGCCGCGAGTTTTCGTTTGCCAGCGTTGCGGCAGGCCGGTGTCGGGGTATGAACAATTGTGGGTGGCGAGGGAGAGATTGTTAAAGGAGAAAAAGAATCGCGGGTAATAAGCCCGCGATTTTTCTGTATTATGGGATTAAACAAACCAAGACATATGTCTATGATGTTGATGTAAACGAAATTACATTGATCGATATTTTGGGCTCCGAACCCGACGAAGTGGTGGAGAAGGTGCAGCTTAAAATCGAGAAGAGCAAGATTTACCGCAACCTGGACATTCTCGACGAACGGGAGAAAGAGGTTGTCGTTGGCCGTTTCGGCCTGGAGCAAGGCGGCGAGGAGCGGACGCAGCGGGAAATCGCCAAACAGCTCGGCATCTCGCGCAGCTACGTATCGCGGATCGAGAAACGAGCGCTGATGAAGCTGTATCATGAGTTTTACAAGCAGAAGAAGTGA